GCTGATCATGGCACTGATCCCGCTTTTTGAAGCAAAGACCTATCTGCGCGTGGACAGCGGGGATGAAGATGCCCTGATCGGCATTCTGCTTTCCTCGGCCGAGCAGATGTGCAAGGATGTGGGCCGGCTCTCGGATGACCAGTGGGAGGCCGTCAATGCCGCCGACCGGGATGCCGAGAACGGTGTCAAGCCAACGAGGGAGCTGGAAGCCCTGCGCAGCACTTGCCGTGTGGCAATTCTGTATGCGCTGGGCTATTTGTATGAACACAGGGACGAAGCTGACCATCACCAGTTGATGCTGACGCTCCGCTCTATTCTGTTCGCTGTGCGGGAGGGGGTGTTCTGATGATTGAAAAGCTGAACGAAAGGATCACGATCCAGCAGAGCAAGCACATGACCGATAAGGTCGGCAATCATCGGAACGCATGGGTGGATTATTACACCTGTTTCGCCTACGCTTCGACCTATGAGGAGCAGGAGGAAGAGGGTGAAGTCACAGCCGAACAGAAAAGCGTTGTGTTCACGGTACGCTGGTGCAGGGAGGTCAATAAGCTGACCTCCACCGGTTTCCGGGTGCTGTTCCGTGGGGAACTTTACGACATCACGTCCGTTGACCCGATGAACTACGGCAAGAAGACCATCAAGCTGCATTGTCGGCTGGAACGGAGGCAGAAATGAGCAAGACCGTGAGCATCGACGGGATGGCAGAAGCCATCAATGAGGGCTTGCAGGAATATGCGAAGCTGGCATCCTCCGAGGTCAAACGGGCTGTTCGGAAGTCGGCCAAGACTGTCAAAGAACAGATCGAGGCCGGCGCACCGTCCCGGACCGGGCGGTATAAGTCGAGCTGGGTAGCGACCAAGCAGGAGGAATCCAGCCAGAGTCTCCAGATGGTCGTCCATTCTAAAGACCGATACCAGCTGGCACACCTTTTGGAAAAGGGTCACGCCAAGCGCGGCGGTGGGCGTGTGGCGGCAAGACCCCATATCGCTCCTGCCGAACAGGAGGGAGTTGAGCTGCTCCAAAGCCTTATTGAAAAGGCACTGAAATAGGAGGACACCATGACACACGCAGAAGTCAAGGCGATGGTGGAAGAAATGGGCCTGCCTTATGCGTATGACCATTTTGCAGAAGGGGAGAGTCCTGACCCACCGTTTATCTGTTTTCTGTATCCGAAAGCCGAGAACTTTGGTGCGGACGGCATCGTGTACCACCACTTCAACCGGCTGGACATCGAGGTTTACACCAACTACAAGGACCCGGATATGGAAGCGACAATCGAAGAAGTCCTGACCGCCCACGAGCTTTTCTATGAAAAGAGCGAGGTGTGGATCGAGACGGAAAAGATGTACGAAGTCCTGTATGAGCTGACCGTATAAGTCAGCCGCAGGGCTATTTTTATGGAGGAGAAGCAATGAGCAAGAAAAGCAACAAGGTCAAGTATGGCCTGAAAAACTGCCATTACGCCAAAGCGACCTTTGACGAAGATGGCAGTGTGACCTATGCGAAGCCGGTCCGCATCCCCGGCGCGGTCAGTCTGTCTCTGGATGCCAACGGCGATATCGAGCCTTTCTACGCGGACAACATCGCGTACTATGTCGTGAATAACAATTCCGGTTACGAAGGCGACCTCGAAATCGCCCTGATCCCGGAGAGCTTCCTGACGGATATCATGCACGAGGAGCTGGACGGCAATGGCGTTCTGGCAGAGAACGCCAACGCAGAACTGGAGCATTTCGCGTTCCTGTTCGAGTTCGATGGTGACCAGCGGCACATCCGTCATGCCATGTACAACTGCGTGGCAAGCCGTCCGTCCATCGAAGGTGACACCAACGAGGACAGCAAGGAGGTCAAGACCGACACCCTGACCCTGCAGGCAACCCCGCTGGCAAACGGTTATGTCAAGGCTAAGACCGGCACCAACACCAGTGATGATGTCTACAATAAGTGGTATGAGAAGGTCTACGAACCGCAGGCAGAAGCCGCCAGCGTGACCGACCCTGTGGAAAATGAACCCCTGGGCTGATGAACCGAGGCGGGGCTTCAGCTCCGCTTCCTACATTATTGTATAGAGGAGATTTTCAATATGAAAAAGCATCGTGTATTTTCCCTGTTCGCAGTCATCTTTGTGGCATTCCTGCTGCTCCGGTCTGTGACCATCGTTCCGACCGGCTACACTGGCGTGAAGACCAGCTTCGGCCAGATTCAGGAGACCACCATCCAGAGCGGCAAGCTCAACTTCACCATTCCCTTTGTCCAGAGCATCCACACCGTCAACAATAAGCAGCAGGACAAGCACATCGAAGCACAGATCTGGGGCGAAGCCTCCGACAAGACTCCGGTGTATGCTGCGGATGTCATTGTGACCTATCAGGTACTTCCGGAAAAGAGCGCATGGCTGTACGCCAATGTGTCAGACACCAAGAATCTGGTCGGTGACGAGCTGGTGGCGTCCGCCATCAAGTCCGCGATGACAGAGCTGGGTCCCAATGAGGTGACCAACCGCACCAAGATCGAGCCTCTGGCCCAGCAGAAGCTGGCGGAGTCCCTGAACCAGAAGTATGGCGAGGGCGCGGTGTTTATTAATAAGGTAGTCATCAACGATATGGATTTCGAGGAAGCCTATAATACGGCCATCCAGCAGAAGTCCATCGCCCAGCAGAACGCTGACAAGCAGAAGATTGAGAACGAAGCAGCTATTGCCAAGGCCGAAGCGGACAAGCAGGTGGCAATCACCAACGCCGAGGCAGAGGCACAGAAGACTTCCATTGCCGCAGATGCACAGGCCGAGGCAAACCGCAAGATTGCGGAGAGCCTGTCTGATACCCTGATTGAGTACCAGAAGATTCAGAAATGGGACGGCAAGCTCCCTACCGTCAGCGGCAGCAACGCACTGGTCAGCATCGACCCGGCAGAGTAAACAGGTACACGAACCGAGGGCAGGGCGGAGGCTCTGCCCTTTCTACATGAAATGGAGGATAAATGCCGAAACGATGTGACTTTCAGGACATTGTGGGCAGGCGATTCGGACGACTCGTGGTTACAGAATACTTGGGAAAGTTCAACAGACATCATAAGTATGCGTGTATGTGCGACTGTGGTAATGTCTGTGAGGTTTTCAGAGACAACCTGCTTAGCAAGAATCCGACATCTTCTTGTTCACATTGCTGGTCTGTCGAGGATGAGGGCGACCATCTGAGATACTATTGTTCCGATGGTGATTCTTTTACCTTTGATAGACAGGACTACAAGGCGGCTTGGCAGCATCGTTGGTTTGTCGATAAAAAAGGCTATGCAAAGTCAACTATCAACGGAAAAACCATAGAGTTCGCAAGATATGTGCTGGGCTTGGACGGAAAAACGGTTGTTGATCATATTAGCCGAGATACACGCGATAACAGGCGCATGAATCTTCGAGTAGCCACAAGAGCTGAAAATGCTTGTAATGAAGTTATCCGAACGACAAATCAAAGTGGATTCAAAGGCGTAAGCCTTCACCGAAGCGGTAAATACAGAGCAGATATCGGAGTCAATGGCAGAACGATTTATCTGGGACTTTTCGTGACAAGAGAAGAAGCCGCTCATGCCTATGATGAGGCCGCAAGAAAATACCACAGAGAATTTGCAAGGACGAACTTCCCATGTACTGGGGAACATGGATGCCGAGAGGTATCCTGACATTAGGAGGATTTAGATTATGGCAGTTACAAAGAAAATTGAAATCGATGGTCAGCTGGTAGAGTTCCGCGCCAGTGCAGCCGTTCCGCGTTTGTATCGCATCAAGTTCGGCCGGGATATTTACCGTGATCTTCGACAGCTTGAATCCAGCGTGGGGGATAACAGTGAGGATGCCTCCAATCTGGATATGTTCAGTCTGGAAATGTTTGAGGATCTGGCTTGGATCATGGCGAAGCATGCCCATCCTGATCAGGTGCCGGATACCCCGGATGAGTGGCTGGAAAACTTTAACACGTTCTCCATCTACCAGATTTTGCCCCAGCTGATCGAACTGTGGGGTCTGAATGTCCAGACGGAGGTAGAGGCAAGAAAAAACCTCGCAAAAGTGAGCGGGTAATGACCACCCCGCTCTTCATGCTGCGCTGTGTGCAGCTCGGTATCAGCATAGC